CGCCTTCTCCCAAACCAACGTTTAAGAAAATGCAGCGATTACGGCTAACTGGCATCATCCCCTATTTTTATTCAGGGAGATGATCATGCTTATTGGCTATGTACGCGTGTCAACAAATGACCAGAACACCGATTTGCAACGTAATGCGCTGAACTGCGCGGGATGTGAGCGGATTTTTGAGGACAAAATCAGTGGCACTAAGTCCGACAGACCGGGGCTTAAAAAACTGCTCAGGACACTATTGGCAGGAGACACGCTGGTTGTCTGGAAGCTGGACAGGTTGGGGCGCAGTATGCGGCATCTTGTTACGCTGATAGAAGAGTTGCGCCAGCGTGGTGTGAATTTCCGAAGCCTGACTGACAGTATTGATACCAGTACCCCAATGGGCCGTTTCTTTTTTCATGTCATGGGTGCCCTGGCTGAAATGGAACGCGAACTGATAGTTGAACGTACCCGGGCAGGGCTGGCTGCAGCTCGTGCTAAAGGCAGAGTAGGTGGACGCCGTCCTAAGTTGACCACTGAACAGTGGGCACAGATTGGACGTTTACTCGAGGCCGGAGAATCAAGACAGCGTATTGCACTGATTTTTGATGTAGGCGTTTCTACCATTTATCGAAAACTTCCGGCAAATAAGAGCAATAAATCTCCCTGAATCAGCTTTATTTTGATTATCCCTGAAAGCAGACAAATACCGTCATTTTGTGTGAATAACGGTACAACTGCGCTTAGCTGTTTGTCAGGCACAATCACTTCAACATAGGGCGAAGCCTAATCCAATCAGGAGGTTCGCCACTATGGCTCAGGATTACCACCACGGGGTGCGCGTTGTTGAAGTCAACGAAGGCACCCGATCCATTACCACGGTGAGCACCGCCATCGTGGGTATGGTCTGCACGGGCGATGATGCCGATGCAAAAATGTTTCCTCTTAATAAACCCGTGCTGATCACTGATGTGCTGACTGCCAGCGGTAAAGCGGGTGAGTCCGGCACGCTGGCCCGTTCGCTGGATGCCATCGCTGACCAGGCAAAACCCGTGACCGTTGTTGTGCGTGTGCCGCAGGGTGAAACGGAAGAAGAAACCACGACCAATATCATCGGCGCAGTGACTGCTGAAGGTAAAAAAACAGGCATGAAAGCTCTGTTATCTGCTCAGTCACAGCTCGGCGTTAAACCGCGCATTCTGGGTGTACCAGGTCACGACACCAAGGCGGTAGCTACTGAGTTGCTGAGTGTGGCGCAAAGCCTGCGTGGGTTTGCTTACCTGTCAGCGTATGGCTGCAAGACTGTGCAGGAGGCAATCACTTACCGTGAAAACTTCAGCCAGCGCGAAGGGATGCTGATCTGGCCCGACTTTACTGGCTGGGACACGGTGCTGAATGCCGAAGCAACGGCATATGCCACCGCCCGTGCGCTTGGTCTGCGTGCCAAAATTGATGAGCAGACCGGGTGGCACAAAAGCCTGTCCAACGTGGGCGTGAACGGTGTCACCGGAATTTCTGCTGATGTGTTCTGGGATCTGCAGGACCCGGCAACCGATGCGGGACTGCTTAACCAGAACGACGTCACCACGCTTGTGCGCAAGGATGGTTTCCGCTTCTGGGGTTCCCGCTGTCTGAGCGATGATCCGCTTTTTGCCTTCGAAAACTACACCCGCACAGCGCAGGTACTGATGGACACAATGGCAGAAGCACATATGTGGGCGGTGGACAAACCGCTGAACCCGTCGCTGGCCCGCGACATTATCGAAGGTATCCGCGCCAAAATGCGCAACCTGGTCAGTCAGGGCTATCTCATTGGTGGTGATTGCTGGTTGGATGAGTCGGTGAACGACAAAGACACGCTTAAAGCCGGAAAACTCACCATCGACTACGACTACACGCCAGTGCCGCCACTTGAAAATCTGATGCTGCGCCAGCGCATCACCGATCAGTACCTGGTGAATTTCGCCAGCCAGGTCAGCGCGTAAGGGGACAACATGGCTTTACCACGCAAATTAAAACATCTGAACCTGTTTAACGACGGGAACAACTGGCAGGGAATCGTTGAGTCGCTGACGCTGCCGAAATTCACCCGCAAATATGAGAAGTATCGCGGCGGCGGTATGCCGGGGGCGGTGGATGTGGATCTGGGACTGGATGACAGTGCACTGGATACAGAATTTTCCATTGGTGGTACTGAACTGCTGCTGTTTAAGCAGATGGGCAAAGCCACGGTGGATGGCATCCAGCTGCGCTTTACCGGCTCTATCCAGCGTGACGATACCGGGGAAGTGCAGCCCGTGGAGCTTGTGGTACGTGGACGTCACAAAGAAGTGGATTCCGGTGAGTGGAAGACGGGCGAAAGCAACACCACCAAAGTGACCAGTACCAACAGCTACGCGAAGCTGACCATCAATGGTGAGGTGCTCTATGAAGTGGACCTTATCAACATGGTGGAAATTGTGGACGGTGTGGACCTGATGGAAGCGCACCGCAACGCCCTCGGCCTCTGATGTATCTGAACGGCGCGGGATTCCGCGCCAGAACCCAATTCACAGGACAACAAAATGAGCGATAAGCAGACTGAAAAGACCATTCAACTGGATACCCCTATCAAGCGCGGTAAAACAGAAATTACCGAAATTGTGCTGCGTAAACCGCAGTCTGGTGCGCTACGCGGTACACGCCTGCAGGCCATTATGGATATGGATGTGAACGCGATGATGACCGTGATCCCCCGCATCTCCAGCCCGGCACTGACTGCACAGGAAATTGCAGAGATGGACCCGGCAGATCTCACTGCCATGTCGGTTGAGGTTGTCACTTTTTTGTTGAAGAAGTCGGTGCTTGCCGGTTTACCGACAGCCTGACGGTTGACGATCTGGTGGCAGATATCGCCACCATTTTTCACTGGCCGCCATCCGTTACTGACGTTATGCCGCTGACCGAAGTGCTGGAATGGCGGTATAAAGCGATTCAGAGAAGCGGGGCCAACGATGAGTGATAACAACCTGCGTCTGCAGGTCATTCTTAATGCGGTTGACAAACTCACCCGCCCATTCCGTGCTGCACAGGCCAGTTCGAAAGAGCTGGCTGGCGCAATTCAGAATACCAGAAACAGCCTCAAAGAACTGAATAAGCAGGCTGGCAGAATTGATGAGTTTCGCAAGACGCGCTCGCAACTAGCCATAACAGCCAACAACCTGAACGCAGCCCGCGAAGAGGCGGCAAAACTCGCCACACAATTTGCTGCCACTAACAGGCCAACCGCCGCGCAGGCAAAGTTATTCAGTCAGGCCAAAACACGAGTACAGGAACTTCAGCAGACCTATAACGGCTTGTTGGGGGCGGTCCAGAGACAACGTCAGGCACTTAAAGAATCAGGGATTGATACCAGGCAACTCAGTAGTGCCCAGCGAGAACTTAAGAAAAATGCTGAAGAAACAAGGCAGGCACTGGAGGGCCAGCAAAAAGCACTTAAACGTCTGGGTGAACAACAGGCACGGATGAACGCTGCCAGAGAACAATACTCAAGACGGCTTGAAGTGCGCGATCGTATCGCAGGAGCCGGAGCCACCACCACGGCTGCAGGGCTGGCAATGGGCGCGCCAGTGATGGCGGCGGTAAAAAGCTATGCCAGCATGGAAGATGCCATGAAAGGTGTGGCAAAGCAGGTCAATGGTCTGCGTGACGATAATGGCAACCGCACTGCGCGTTTTTACGAAATGCAGGATGCCATCAAGGCTGCCAGCGAACAGTTGCCGATGGAAAACGGTGCGGTGGACTTCGCTGCACTGGTTGAAGGTGGTGCGCGCATGAACGTGGCAAACCCTGACGACAGCTGGGAAGACCAGAAACGTGACCTGCTGGCCTTCGCCAGTACGGCAGCAAAGGCGGCAACAGCCTTTGAGCTGCCAGCGGATGAACTGTCAGAAAGTCTGGGGAAAATCGCCCAGCTCTACAAAATACCTACCCGCAATATTGAACAGCTCGGCGATGCGCTGAACTATCTGGATGATAACGCCATGTCGAAAGGGGCGGACATCATTGATGTGATGCAACGTCTGGGCGGTGTGGCTGACCGTCTGGATTATCGTAAAGCGGCGGCACTGGGTTCCACCTTTCTGACACTGGGCGCTGCGCCGGAGGTTGCAGCCAGTGCAGCAAACGCGATGGTGCGTGAATTGTCCATTGCCACCATGCAAAGCAAGAGTTTCTTTGAAGGGATGAATCTGCTGAAACTCAATCCTGAAGTGATTGAAAAGCAGATGACGAAGGATGCGATGGGAACCATCCAGCGTGTACTGGAGAAGGTGAACGCACTGCCGCAGGACAAGCGTCTGTCTGCCATGACCATGTTGTTTGGTAAAGAGTTTGGCGATGACGCGGCGAAACTGGCAAACAACCTGCCGGAACTACAGCGCCAGCTAAAACTGACAGCGGGCAATGATGCGCTCGGTTCGATGCAGAAAGAATCCGACATCAACAAAGACTCACTTTCTGCTCAGTGGTTGCTGGTCAAAACCGGAGCGCAGAACACCTTCAGCAGCCTGGGCGAAACGCTGCGCCAGCCGCTGATGGATATTCTGTACACGGTGAAAAGCGTCACGGGGGCGTTGCGCCGCTGGGTGGAAGCTAACCCGGAACTGACAGGCACACTGATGAAAGTAGTGGCTGTTGTGGCTGCGGTTACCGTAGGCCTCGGCACCTTAGCGGTGGCGCTGGCTGCAGTGCTGGGGCCGCTGGCAGTGATCCGTCTGGGATTCTCTGTGCTGGGTATCAAAACGTTACCTTCCGTTACGGCAGCAGTAACTCGAACCAGCAGCGCGTTGTCCTGGCTGGCTGGCGCACCACTGGCACTGCTGCGACGCGGGCTTGCTTCATCGGGCAACGCAGCGGGTTTACTTACTGCTCCGTTGTCGTCTTTGCGTCGCACGGTATCACTGATGGGGAATGTCCTGAAAACTGTAGCAGGTGCGCCGGTTGCACTTTTGCGGTCTGGATTATCCGGTTTACGTGCTGTTGCTGTGATGTTTATGAATCCACTGGCAGCACTACGCGGTGGGCTGGCTGCCGCAGGCGCGGTGCTGCGTGTGCTCGCATCCGGCCCGCTGGCGATGCTGCGCGTTGCCCTGTATGCCATATCTGGTCTGTTAGGTGCTCTGCTCAGTCCGATAGGTCTTGTGGTTACTGCACTGGCGGGCGTGGCGCTGGTTGTCTGGAAATACTGGCAACCCATCACCGCATTTCTCGGTGGCGTGGTGGAAGGATTCAAAGCGGCGGCAGGTCCCATCAGTGCAGCGTTCGAACCGCTTAAGCCCGTGTTCCAGTGGATTGGCGACAAAGTGCAGGCGCTGTGGGGCTGGTTTACTGATCTGCTGACGCCCGTTAAGTCGACCTCTGCCGAACTGCAGAGCGCAGCGGCAATGGGGCGGCGATTCGGGGAGGCACTGGCGGAAGGGCTGAATATGGTCATGCATCCGCTGGACTCCCTGAAATCCGGCGTTTCCTGGTTGCTGGAGAAGCTCGGCATTGTCAGTAAAGAGGCCGCAAAGGCAAAACTGCCGGAAAGCGTGACGCGTCAGCAACCTGCGACGGTGAATGCAGACGGTAAAGTGATGATGCCATCGGGTGGTTTTCCATCATGGGGATATGGCTTTGCGGGGATGTATGACAGCGGTGGGTATATCCCGCGCGGGCAGTTTGGCATCGTCGGTGAAAACGGGCCGGAAATTGTTAACGGCCCGGCAAATGTGACCAGCCGGAGAAATACAGCTGCACTGGCTGCCGTTGTTGCCGGAATGATGGGCGTTGCTGCCGCGCCAGCAGAGCTTCCACCGTTGCACCCTTTGGCACTTCCCGCGAAAGGTGGAGAAGCAATTGTGAGTCGCGCAGCCACTGTGCCGCTCGTTCAACGGATTGAGGCACCGACGCAGATCATCATTCAGACGCAGCCAGGACAAAGTGCGCAGGATATTGCGCGGGAGGTGGCACGCCAGCTTGATGAACGTGAACGCAGGCTGAAGGCAAAAGCCAGGAGTAACTACAGCGATCAGGGGGGATACGACGCATGATGATGGTGCTGGGATTGTACGTGTTTATGCTGCGCACCGTTCCGTATCAGGAACTGCAGTATCAACGCAGCTGGCGACATGCGGCAAACAGTCGGGTAAACCGACGTCCGTCCACGCAGTTTCTGGGACCGGAAAACGACATGCTGACGCTTTCCGGTGTTCTTATGCCGGAAATAACAGGCGGCAGGCTGTCGTTGCTGGCACTGGAGCAGATGGCAGAACAGGGGAAAGCATGGCCCCTGATTGAAGGCAGCGGCACGATTTACGGCATGTATGTGATTGAGGGACTGAATCAGACTAAAACGGAGTTTTTCCGCGACGGTATGCCGCGCCGGATTGAGTTCACCCTGTCGCTCAAACGAGTGGATGAATCCCTGTCCGATATGTTCGGTGATCTCAGTGCGCAACTGAATAATTTGCAGGACACGGCAACGTCTGCCTTAAGCGATATCAGTAAAACGGTGGGAGGGCTGCTGTCGTGAATTTCAGCTCTGAACTGCTTAACAAAGGCAACAAAACTCCCGCATTCAGCATCAGTATTGAGGGCAGGGATATCACCACTGTGCTGGATAACCGCCTGATGAGTTTGACGCTGACGGATAACCGGGGCTTTGAAGCGGACCAGCTTGATCTGGAGCTGGATGACGCTGACGGAAAAATCGTGCTGCCGCGCCGTGGTGCGGTTATTACGCTGGCGCTGGGCTGGAAGGGGCAGCCGCTTTTCCCGAAAGGGGCATTCACAGTGGACGAGATTGAACACACTGGCGCACCGGACCGCCTGACTATCCGGGCGCGAAGTGCTGATTTTCGGGAAACGCTGAATACCCGCCGTGAAAAATCGTGGCATAAGACCACCGTCGGGGAAGTGGTGAAGGAAATAGCCGCGCGGCACAAGCTGAAGATGGCACTGGGTAAAGACCTGTCGGATAAGCCCGTGGAGCATATAGACCAGACTAATGAGAGTGACGGCAGTTTTCTGATGCGGCTGGCGCGACAGTACGGTGCCATCGCGTCGGTGAAAAATGGCAATCTGTTATTCATCCGGCAGGGGCAGGGCAAAAGCGCCACTGGTAAACCTCTGCCAGTGATCACTATCACACGCAAGGACGGCGACAGTCACCGATTTACCCTGGCAGATCGCGGAGCCTACACGGGCGTAATTGCCAGCTGGTTGCATACCCGCGAACCTGCGAAGAAAGAAAGCACCACGGTGAAGCGTAAGCGCAGAACTAAGAAGCAGAAGAAAGAGCCAGAAGCGAAGCAGGGCGATTACCTGGTGGGTACGGATGAAAACGTGCTGGTACTTAATCGCACTTATGCCAACCGGAGCAACGCCGAACGAGCGGCGAAAATGCAGTGGGAACGCCTGCAACGCGGCGTTGCGTCATTTTCGCTACAACTGGCAGAAGGGCGGGCAGATCTCTACACGGAAATGCCTGTGAAGGTCAGTGGTTTTAAACAGCCGATAGATGATGCGGAATGGACCATTACGACTCTGACACATACCGTCAGCCCGGATAACGGTTTTACAACCAGTATTGAACTCGAAGTGAAGATTGATGATCTTGAAATGGAATAAAGTGTTCTCAATATTGATATTTTGTGTATCATTACAATGATTCTGATAGCAAAGGTAGGGATCTGGATATGATGAATTGTCCAAAGTGTGGTCATGCGGCACACACAAGGAGCAGTTTTCAAGTAACTGAAAGCACCAAAGAGCGTTACTGCCAGTGCCAAAATATTAACTGCGGGAGCACTTTTGTTACTCATGAAACAGTGGTCCGGTTTATTGTGACACCCGCACTGATTGCTACTGCTCCTCCACATCCATTGCCAGGTGGTCAGGGGCATATGAATTTTTGAGAAAGAGAACCTGCTACGGCAGGTTTTTATTCATCTGGAATCTCACCCGTTTCAAGAAAATGTATAAAGCCAGGCTCATCTATGATGATTGTGCCTTTCATCCTGGCTGCCGATACTTTTGATGGGCCTGCATTGTAACCGCAACAGAGCATCTGAAGGCTTTGGGTTATAGAGGTTCTTACCGTTAATCCTTGTTCATTCGCCTTATCAACCAATCTTTCTTTATCTGCTTTCTTAAATCCGGTGAAACACACATCGAATGTATTTTTTTTCGGACCAGACTGCTTAGTGAGATGTGAGTAGCTTTCGGGGAGGAATGACGCGCATTCCTGAATGGCTTGTTCTGGTGAATCGTACTGTTTAAGAATGCGGTCTTTTCGGAAGGTTTTTATTCGATCGGTGTTCTTACAAATGCCCTGTATATGATTTTCGCTATAACTGATGCTCTGTATAGAGTGAACAGCGATACGACCATTTGCATTGATGTAAACAAAGTGAAGTTCTTCCATGTGAAACCTCTTTGCATGATTTCAAGATGGCGACAGGCAAGATGGACGCAAAAGTCTGTCGCCATTTTGCCGCCACTACCAAAGAAAAAGGGGCTACGCTTTCACGTAACCCCTTGATTTATTTGGTGGAGCTGGCGGGAGTTGAACCCGCGTATGATTGAATTTATGTGTATGAAAAATAAAGTTTAATTTCTTCCTGCAATCTTTGCGTATCAAAAACGTGCACTTCGTCATTATTTTATAGTAATTTATTTTGCTCATTTTTGACTAGACAGATTTGGCTGAGGTGTCGCCATGGAACTGTTGATTTCCCCAAAAAGATTGTGCCTTTATAATGATTCTGATCGCCGTGTTACAGCTAAGTTTTTGAACTCAGTTGATAACACCCTTGCGAGAGCATCTGGACAAGTGGTTATAGACTTTTCGACAGTAGAATATGCAGGTGCTGCAGCTAGCGTAAGGTTGTTTGCTATCATCAGTAGGGCTTATTTTATGGCATTCGGCACAAGTAGTCTTCGATTCATTTGGCCGAAAAAAGAAAATAATCCGTATGGGCATCGATATATTGTTGGGACGGGGTTATCGATTGCTCTAATGGCAAATACAGTTGATAAATTAGATGTTCTTACTAAGGAACGCAGGTACTTTCAGTCTGCTGTGGAACCGTATGAACATTGGGCTAAAACGATGGAATTTATTGATTCAAAAGCAATTCTCACATTTGAGCAATATCTTTTGGTCTCCTCAGCCCTTAGTGAGGCAATGCTGAATGTTTCATATCATGCATATGAACATCCAGACTTTGCTGGTGCTATAGAGCATATGCAAGGGAAACGATGGTGGCAGAGTTGTTGGTACAACCCTGACACAGACAAGGTTGTCTTTATTATTTATGATCTTGGGCTTGGCATACATAAATCATTTACTTCAGCCTCTCCGTTGTTTACTGGGTATGACGACGTGACATCTGTGTCAACAGCCCTGACAGGAGGACAGTCCAGATATGTTAACGCTGGACGTGGTAATGGTTCTGAGGATATAAAGAGACCTATAGGGTCTGGCTGTGCGAATTCAGAATCACTTTTGGTGTTCACAGGGAATGTTAAGTACAGCTATAATTCAAGAAATGAGGTTCCCAAATGCGAGTGGATACCTGAGTACATGCCGGGAACATTGATTGAATGGTCATTAGTTCCGAGGAGAGGAGAAGATGGTTAACATCGTCATAGCAAGGGATTTCTCAAAGATGCCATTTGGAAGGTTCAAGTCTGACAGCCCGAACAGTGCTGAGCGTTTTCGTAAGGACTTTCTGGTTCCTGCATTAAAATCTGGTGAGCGTGAGGTTGTCGTAGATTTTACGGGTATAAATCATGGGATTGGTTCTTCGTTTCTAGAGGAGGCCTTTGGAGGGCTTGTTAGGAAGGAAGGTGTACCTAAGGCTGACATTAAGGCAAAACTAATTATAAAAAGTGATTTGCCGTTCTATAAAGATCAAATTTTTAGATATATTGAAATGGCTAATCCAGAAAGGAAGCCTTTCCAAAGGAGTTGATTTGAACACCGTTGATATTAAGGACACCCTTGCAGGGGTGTCCACTTACGCATGGATGTTTAGTGTTGTGAGTATTATCTTAGTGTTTATTGGATGGTTTGTTACTTACAATAATTCACTGAAGATTGCTACTCGCTCTGAATCTAAATCGATTATAGATGCGATTGCTAAAATTTTAAACGAAATATCAGATTTGTCTCTGGATTACTGGGTTAATAAGTCAACACCACCAGATTCTAATCCATTTAAGAAAAAAAATTTTAAGAACTCTAATGGATTGCATACTCAGTCGGCGAAAATATATTTAACGGCAATTCATGGAAAAGCCATACAAATAAATAAATACATTAATCTTCTCGATGAGAGGGGGATAAAAATAACAATTTCGTATTTTTCTAATATTATAGATGAAGCTACTATGGAATGTGAGAAATCATATTGTTTTAATAAGTCATATAGGGTTTTTCGCGCTCAGAATGTATCTAGTGCTTGTGTCGATTTCATAATGCATTTATATGATTCTTTTCAAAAAAATCATCCGCCACGTAAGCCTGTATATGTATTGAAAACATTAAAACAATTGGATTGTTACTTGGATAAATGGCATAATGAATTATGTGGGCGGCAATAAATGCCGCCATAATCATTGTATAATGTATTTGATGGAGCTTTTTCCGTCGTATTCTTTGAGATATCGACCATAGTGCCTGAAAAGCATCTCAGGCCCTTTATGCCCCATTTGAGCTGCAAGCCAAAACAGGTTCGCTCCCCGGCTGATATGGCGGGTGGCGAATGTATGCCTGGTTTGATATGGGTTTCTGTAACGAATACCTGCTTTTCGTAATGTTGGCACCCATGCTTTTTTCCTTATTGCATCAGCACTTGCCCAAGGCTTATTGGTCTTTGGGTCTTCAAAGACAGTAGCATCCTTCATGAATGTAAATGGCTTCTGATTTATCAGCGCCAACATTGCCTCTTCTGTCAGTTCAACTTTACGAGTACCTGCTTTTGTCTTTGTCCCTTTGATAACACCGACAACACTTGCGCTCTGGACATGGGCAGTTTTTCCAACAAAGTCGATATCACGCCATCGAAGGGCACATAATTCAGAACTACGCAGGCCTGTATGTATGGCGAACCGGAACAGATTTTCCCATTGTTTGTTTCCGGCTGCTGCTAATAATGCATCAACTTCTGCTGGTGATAGCGGATCAACCACATAGCTGCTTTCTGCTTCTGACTTATCACTTTGGTAGCGCGAAGCTGTTACTAACGATACGGGGTTAATTTGAAGTACCCCATCGGTCACGGCTTCATCAAGTGCTGACCGCAGGAAAGATAACTGGTTGCGAATGGTTTTTAAGGTTGTTTTCTGGCTTTGAATCCACGCTTTCAGGGTTGCTGGTGTTAATTCACTTGCAGGGCAAATGTGAAGTGAGGCTAACGCACTACGGCATTTTTTATAGCCACCAATCGTAGAGGGTGAAAGTTTTCTTGTTTCGCAGATTTCAAGATATTCGTCCAGGTACATCTTTACCGTTTTGCCTGCAGCAGCATTACCAAAAATTTTCAAACGAGCAGAACGGGGAAAATATTCTGCATAAATGAATGTTCCCCTTTCGATCTTATTATGGATTTCGCCGAGTGTACGCTCGGCGTATTTAATGTTCTTTGGTGTTACTTCTAGATTGGAAAGCGGCTCACGACATCTAACTCCTTTGTAGGTGAAAGTTATATTGATCGTTTCTCCCTGGCGGTGTTTCCTGATTGTTACGCCGCGCGGTAGTTTGAGCAGTTTTGTCTGGCCCATTTTGCAACCTCACTAAGATCAATCCACCTCTCCTTAACGCCTTCAACCTTTAAAACCTGAACACCTTCACGCCAAACACCGCGCTGTACACGTTTGTTTATTGCTTCAGGAGTTTCGCCAGTTTCTTTGCAATAAGTTGAGATAGGAACACAATCGAGGTTCAGCATATGTTTCTCCACTTAGCCCGCTGCACACGGGCAGTAATATCAAATTCCAGTCCTGATAATTAATTTTGTTCTCTGGTTGCTACCTGTTTAATTGGCCTGATGCTGTCCAGGAGCAGACGGCGGCGCATGTTTGGCGCCCCCCAACGGTAACCAGTCTTTTTGTCGTAGGATTCACAACGTCCGGCAACCCAGGACGTTTCAGTCGAATGTAATTTCATCCGCTTTTCACCGTCTCGAGTGATAACAATTCCTGTATGAGTTTTTATTACGCTCATTTCTTAGTCTCTGGTGCTTTCGGCATTACTGCCCAGTGAGTGATATTGACGTTTTCAAGGTCCCAGACCTGAAATGTCCACTGCCATTCTCCGGTTTCTTTTTGTCCCCAGGTGTACCAGAGAGAACGCCAGCCAATCAGCCAGCCTTCTCCATTAGCATCAAATAACAGAACACTTTCATTTGCTGGCGGCAGTTCAGCTGACACTGGTATTACTTTGTTTTCCAGTGCTGCACATTTAGCTTCAAGCGCATCGAATTTACGTACCAGGTATTCAGCATCTGTTTCATTCACTTTCAGATCTCGCGGTACACATTTCCCGCGAAGAAACCCTTCCATTTCGAAAACATTCATGCGCATTTGCGTAACTCCGATAATTCGTTAAAGCGTTCCATAAACATCCCGTAGGCATGGCCTGGAGCCAGTGGAATCACGTTGAACATCTCTGTTGCCGGGATACCTTCCAGCACAGGCCAGAAAGAGCCATCATCAAGCCCGAGATCGCGGCGTTCGGTTGCCAGCATGATGAGATCGGCATATTTCACGGGTGTACTCATAACCGGGGGTAACCCGTATTTCTCACGGATTACGGCGTCTATTTTTTCTTCCATCCGTTTATAGTCAGGAAGAAGGCGTTTCAGTGGAGCCGGGATGTCCTGGCAATACGCTTCTGTTGCATCATGCATTAACGCTTCAAAAGCAAATTCCTGCGGTACCAGCTGGCTGCAAAGCACCGCATGTTGGGCGACGCTGTAGAAGTGTGAAAGATGACCAGCAAAGCGACAGATATTTGAAAGGGAAACCGCGATATCGTTAATAACGATGTCGTCTTTATTTATCTTGTCATAATAAAAATGCTTCCCGGAAAAAGTTTTAATAAATGACATTTCGTTCTCCACTTTATATGCGCTGCACTGCGCTGAATTTTGGGAAAAGGAAGCCCTCGCCATCCGGCGATTATTAAGCAATTACGTTTCAATAGATGCCCCCGCAGGGGCGGTTAGTTTCTCCACAAAACAGAGAAGAACACCTGCGGTGACCGCCGCCCGGATGGATTGGGTTATGAGCCCGTCGTCCGGTGATGCTCTTCTCTGTTTTGTAAAAAGAGCGGTACCAGCCGGAAGCAAGTGTACAAACTGGTACCGCCAAAGCAGTGGCTGTTGTGGTGGGGTTGTCACTCAGGCGTATGGTCAACCTGACAATCCGGTGTCCTCAACGGGGAAAGAGTAACCCAGCCATACTTACCGCCGCGCCATTTCGCGGATGACCACAACGCTGAGAGCACTTAGCCAGTTACGGCACCACACTTTGTCGCGGCTCCATAAATGCCCTCATCGTTGCACCCTGGTCTCTTCCCAGGCGTCAAACCGGATCGCCACGCTGGTTAGGCGTCTTATCAGCATCATCATTGACTTGCACATTCCGGCTACCTGGTTTGTTTGCCCGAGCAAGGAGTGGATTGTCCCCTTTAACGTCCCCAGACCGCTAACGACGCATGTGCCATACGCCGTGTTACAACCAAATTTTGTTTGAATCTTGCCTGCCTCATGTTTCTTTTGGATACATTATGTATCTCATGGGTACATTGTCAAGTATAAAAAAACCTGCCGAAGCAGGTTCATAAATATTGATTAGGCCTTTATTGTGTATCTTCTTGGTTTTCCCGAGAAAATCACTGTACCAATTATAGAGCAATTACCGTTAATCTTAATGTAAGGCTCAGGCCAGTTTGGGTTTAATGCTTTGAGATAACGCTGTGTTCCATCTTCTATCAATCGCTTGAAGGTAGTTTCGCCTGTATCGTGCATCAATGCAATAACGTCGTCACCGTGGCAGGCAGGGACTTCGGGATCAACAAAAATCATGTCTCCAGGGCGGTACTCATCAATCATTGAATCACCAATCACCCGCAAGATATAAGTCATTTCGCCACAGGGTACAGGGCAGGGATAAGTTTCTGCTGTGCTCAAATCAACCTCAGAATAGCCAACTTCTTTCCATGCTCCGGCCTGTACCCATGATATGACAGGGACTAACGTTATTTGTTTGTTAGTGATTGAAACATCAGGTTTTTTTGTGATGTTCGTTGTCTGGTGTTCTTGATCAAGCCATCCGACAGGCAGGTCGAAACATTTTTCGATGTGCCGTGCCATGCTGTCACCGATATTTTTAGTAGCGCCATCCCCCATAAACCTGCTGGTTTGGGTTGGCTCGCGATCAATCATGGTGGCAAAGGATGAATTTCCGCCAACACCATCTCTCAGTTTTCTGGCGTTAGACCGCCGGATGTCATGGATTGTTTTCATAACGAAATTAAAACCTTTGTACCGATAAGGTACAAGTATCTTGAAGGTTCATTTCAATCATGTAATATGTATACCGGAGGTACATATTGTATGAAAGCGTATTGGGACTCTTTAACCAAAGAACAGCAGGGCGAGTTGGCCGGAAAAGTTGGCTCAACACCTGGCTACTTACGGCTGGTTTTCAATGGTTATAAAAAAGCCAGTTTTGTGCTGGCTAAAAAACTTGAGCAATGCACGTCAGGTGCAATTACGAAATCTGACTTAAGACCGGATATCTATCCGAAAGATTAACAGAACACCTTCAATTTTTAACCACAGAACGATGAGGCTAACCGTGGGTAAGCATCACTGGAAAGTAGAAAAACAGCCTGAGTGGTACGTGAAAGCTGTCAGAAAAACGATCGCGGCGTTGCCGGGGGGTTACGCTGAAGCTGCTGAGTGGCTGGATGTAACAGAGAACGCTTTATTCAACCGCCTTCGTGCAGATGGCGATCAGATTTTCCCGCTGGGATGGGCAATGATTTTACAGCGCGCGGCTGGCACTCACTACATTGCGGATGCTGTCGCACAGTCTGCTGGTGGGGTGTTTGTATCGCTTCCTGAAATTGAGGAAGTAGAGAACGCCGATATAAACCAGCGCCTGCTGGAAGTCATCGAACAGATCGGGAGTTACTCAAAGCAGATTCGTTCGGCAATTGAAGATGGGGTAGTGGAGCCACACGAGCAGACAGCAATTAATGATGAGTTGTATCTGTCAATTTCGAAGCTCCAGGAGCATGCAGCACTGGTCTACAAAATCTTTTGCGCTCCAGAAAAGAGTGACGCCCGCGAGTGTGCAGCTCCGGGCGTCGTGGCGTTTTGTGTCTGTGGAGAAACTAACGCATGAACAGTTTAACGGCAAATAACCGTTTGTCGCAACAGCTGGTGGTCAGCGTCGCTGAACACCTGTTGTTACGGCATGAATGCAGATTACCAAATCACCTGGCTGTAAGTAACCACAGAGAACTTTACCTGACTGTGGGGGGCGAGTTGTGCAGGAACTTAACCGCTGGTTTCGTGACGGAAGAGGGCTTTATGTCCATGTTATTCGTTGGGAGCCAGAAACACAGCGCGTTATCTATCTTCGCAAAGACTACCCGCATGAGTGCTTTAGTCCTTTGTGGAAATTCAGGCGTGATTTTGTTGAGTGTGAAGGACCACCAGCACATTGATTCTGCCATTCCGGGACGTTACACTGTTCAGGCACCTTATAAAGCGGGTGCCGGGATTGGCGTCCTGGAACTGATCAAGGCGATATATGACGCGCCAGCGTCTTTTTTATCGTCCGCATTTGCTCACATCAAAGTTATGGTGGGCTGGGCGGGGGCATCGAAAGATGCGCCGGTTTCCTTGATCACCGGTTACGCCAACCCCGTTCAGTTCACCACCAGCGAAATTGGCGTTTCCGGTGGTGGAAGTATTTCACCGATCAAGGAGGCTGCCATCATGGCTACTGTCCCAGCCCTCACTCGTCTGAATGATGAAGACTTACATAAACTCAGTTATGTAACAACTGCACTACGTGCTCTGCGCAAGGTAACTCTTTCGGATCCGCAGGCGCATCAGGTTCTGGTAGAAACGCTTCTTAACTTGCAGGCTGAACGTATTCGTTTGGCGGATAAGGCTAATTTTCATATTCACCGTCTCCTGAATATCAGCGGAGGGCATCGTCATGCTTAATCCGTTGTTCCTCAATATTTGCCGTTTGCTTCAGCGTAAAAAAACATCAATTCCTACAGTTGGGCAGTGGTACACCACGCCTGCAGGGCATGTTCTACGTGTTAGCCTGGTTGACCGTGAATGTCAGAAGGTGGTTTGTGAACCGCTGGGCCGTAATTACCGCGTCAGTATGCCGCTTATAGCCTTTCGCTCCGGAAAAAACATGAAGCATCTCGGAGGTGCAGCATGAGTATGGAGCTGATGGTTAAAGCGATGAAAATTCGAGTGGGTAATCCATTGCGAAAACTGGTTCTGATCAAGCTGGCTGATAATGCCAGCGATCAGGGTGAGTGCTGGCCCAGCTACCAGCATATTGCTGACCAGTGCGAGATTAGCAAACGTTCTGTGATGAATCATATTGCGGCCCTTTGTGAGTCCGGGCTGGTAAAAAAAGTCACCCGGAAAGGTGAAAAAGGTAACTCAAGTAATATCTATCTCCTTCATCTGGATGGTGCAGGAGATTCACTAGGGGGTAGTGCAAATAATTCACTATCTGGTGCAGCAAATTCACCAGGTAGTGCAGGAGTTGCACCAGGGGGTAGTGCAGGAGATTCACCCAGAACCAGTCACTCTTTTGAACCTGTCAAAGAACCAGTCAATGAACCAATAGCTGTTGGTGCATCAGTTGATGAGTCCGTGCGAGTTCGTTCAAACCGACCGGAATACTCTCCGGAGTTTGAGCAGGCATGGCTGGTATATCCCAAACGTGCTGGTGGCAATTCAAAATCTGCAGCCTTCAAAGCCTGGAAAGCCCGTTTGAATGAGGGAGTAAACCCCGAAACCATGCTGGAAGGTGTGAAACGCTACGCGGGCTGGGTATCTGCGATGGGTAACAGCGGCACACAATTTGTGAAACAGGCTGTCACGTTCTTTGGTCCGGATCGTCATTTCGAAGAATCCTGGGAAGTTCCTGCGGTATCTGCAGCCAGACGCGAGGACCCGTACTTCAAAGCCAGTTACGACAACGTGGACTACAGCCAGATCCCGGCAGGATTCAGGGGGTGATTATGAGTCTTTTGAATGAAGTTCAGAAATTCATTGAAGCCCATCCGGGGTGTACTTCCGGAGACATTGCGGATGCTTTTGCAGGTTACTCACGGCAGCGCGTTCTGCAGTCAGCAAGCAAGTTACGTCAGAGTGGGCGTGTGGCTCACCGTTGTGAAGGAGATACACGCAGACATTTCCCGCGCCTGACTGAGAGAGCGCAGGAACCGGAACCACAACCAGTTCGAGAAACCAGACCTGTGCGCAATTTCTATGTCGGCACTAACGATCCACGGGTGATTTTGTGCCTGACCCGCCAGGCTGAAGAACTGGAGTCCAGGGGCTTATACCGTCGTGCTGCAACCGTGTGGATGGCGGCATTCCGTGAAAGCCACTCCCAGCCAGAACGAAACAATTTTCTGGCGCGTCGTGAGCGGTGCTTACGGAAAAGCAGCAAGCGCGCTGCATCGGGTGAAGAGTGGTATCTGTCAGGGAATTACGTGGGGGCTTAATGAGTAATAAATATTGCCAGGCGCTGGTGGAACTGCGGAACAAACCAGCCCATGAACTGAAGGAAGTGGGCGATCAGTGGCGCACGCCGGACAACATTTTCTGGGGAATTAACACCCTGTTTGGCCCGTTTGTTCTGGATCTGTTTACTGACGGTGATAACGCCAAATGTGCCGCGTATTACACGGCGGAAGATAACGCGCTGGCGCATGACTGGTCAGAACGTCTTGCGGAGCTTAAAGGTGCTGCCTTTGGTAATCCCCCATACAGCCGCGCCAGTCAGCATGAGGGGCAATACATCACCGGCATGCGTTACATCATGAAACATGCCAGTGCCATGCGTGATAAGGGCGGGCGCTATGTTTTCCTGATCAAAGCGGCCACCAGCGAAGTGTGGTGGCCGGAAGATGCAGATCATATTGCTTTTATTCGCGGGCGTATTGGTTTTGAACTGCCTGCCTGGTTTATACCGAAGGACGAGAAGCAGGTGCCGACAGGCGCTTTCTTCGCTGGTGCTATTGCTGTTTTCGACAAGACCTGGAAGGGACCGGCAATCAGCTACATCGGGCGTGATGAACTTGAGGCATGTGGTGAGGCGTTTCTGGCGCAGGTTCGCCAGCAGGCGGAAAAACTGGTCAGGGAGATGGCGGCATGACGACGTTAACTCAATGCCAGCAGCAGGTGCTGGATATGCTGATTTCTTACCAGAAAGAACGTGGCTTCCCGCCAACCAATCAGGAGGTGGCAACCATGCTGGGATACCGTTCAGTGAATGCAGCGGTGGAACATCTTCGCGCACTGGAGAAAAAAGGCGTCATCACGATAAAGCGTGGCGTGGCCCGGGGTATCACTCTTCATACCGCGGTGAAGGACGACGACAGCGAGGCGGTCGGGATTATCCGCTCACTGCTTGCCGGTGAGGAAAACGCCAGGCTGCGTGCAACCCACTGGTTACATGAGAGAGGCCTGAAAGTATGAAGCTGATCCTGCCTTTCCCGCCCAGCGTGAACACGTACTGGCGACACCCCAACAAAGGGGCGTTTGCAGGTAAGAGCCTGATAAGCGCGGCGGGGCGAAAATTCCAGAGCGCGGCGTGTGCAGCAATAGTTGAGCAGTTACGTCGTCTGCCGAAACCAACGTCGGCACCTGCTTCAGTGGAGATCGTGTTGTTTCCTCCGGATAACCGGATCCGCGATCTGGACAACTATAACAAGGCGCTGTTTGACGCCCTGACCCACGCGGGTGTGTGGGAGGACGACAGTCAGGTGAAAAGAATGCTGGTTGAGTGGGGACCGGTTATCCCGAAAGGGAAGGTCGAGATCACTATCAGTAAGTATGAGAAACCGGCGGGTGCAGCCGCCTGATTAAGAGGAGAAACGAAGTATGAATAATCTGATGGTTATTGATGGTATTGAAGTTCGTCGTGATGCTTATGGGCGTTACAGCCTGAACGATCTGCATCGCGCAGCAGTAGCATCTGGTGCAAATGCCAGAACCAAGGAACCAGGAAAGTTTCTTTCCAGCCAACAAACTGTTGAACTTGTTCATGAATTGACCAACACCCAGAATTTGGGTGTTGACCCGGTGAGTGTGATTCATGGGGGAAATGAACGGGGAACTTATGTCTGCAAGGAACTGGTGTATGCCTATGCAATGTGGATCAGCCCGTCATTCCATCTGAAGGTGATCCGTACTTTCGACATGGTAACCAGCGCACCGGAAAAATTATCCGGACAGGCTGCTGACAAGATGCAGGCTGGTGTGATTCTGCTGGACTTTATGCGTCGGGAATTAAACCTGTCTAACTCATCTGTGCTTGGTGCCTGTCAGAAACTCCAGGAGGCTGTTGGCTTACCGAATCTGGCTCCGCGCTATGCAATTGATGCTCCTGCCGATGCACCCGATGGCTCAAGTCGCCCTACGCTGTCACTGAGTGCACTGCTGAAGCAGTATGGTATCCGCCTGACGGCTAATCAGGCATATCACCAGATGGTGAAGCTGGGGATCGTCGAGCAGCGCGAACGATACAGCCGCACTGCGATTAACAACATCAAAAAATTCTGGTCGCTGACGGCGAAAGGCTGCATGTTCGGCAAGAACATCACCAGTCCCGCAAATCCGCGCGAGACGCAGCCGCATTTCTTCGAATCCCGATTCCCTGAGCTGTTAAAGCTGCTCGATACCGTTCATTGAGGTGACCGTGAGAGCACTACTGACCCCTGAAATTGCCCCGCGTATGGGGATCGTATTGTTCAGACCAGGTTCAGAGCTGATGCCCTTGTTTATGCAGGGGCGTGTCTTGCTGGAGCCTGAGCCGGAACGTTATTCATCTTTCGCCAGTGGTGCCGTTCCGGCGGCATCACAACCGCTGGCGGATGATCCTGCCGTTCGGGCCGTGTTCCGCAATGAGGCAGTGATCCGTCGTGCTGGTGGCGTGGAATGTCTTGAAAGCTGGTTACTTCGTGAAAAAGGCTGCCAGTGGCCTCATTCCGACTGGCACAGCGAGAACATGACAACAATGCGACACGCTCCGGGCGCAATCCGTTTGTGCTGGCACTGCGATAACCAGCTGCGCGATCAGTTCACGGAACGGCTGGAATCAATGGCAACGGATAACAGTGCCCGCTGGGTGTTGTCTGTTGTGCGTCGGGATCTCGGTTTTGATGATAGTCACGTTGTGACAATGCCGGAACTGTGCTGGTGGCTGATTCGTAATGATCTGGCGGATGCCTTACCGGAAAGTGCAGCCCGTAAGGCACTGAGATTACCGAAGCCTGTTGTGCCGTCTGTTACCCGGGAAAGTGACCTTATGCCTTCGGTTCCTGCCACCAGCATCATCCAGGATAAGGCGAAAAAGGTGCTGGCGCTGAAAGTGGATCCGGAGTCGCCGGAGTCTTTTATGTTACGCCCCAAACGTCGCCGCTGGGTTAATGAAAAGTACACGCGCTGGGTTAAGACACAGCCGTGTGCATGTTGTGGAAAGCCTGCTGATGATCCCCACCACCTGATAGGTCACGGTCAGGGTGGAATGGGTACAAAAGCGCATGACCTCTTTGTGTTGCCTTTGTGCAGAAAGCATCACGACGAGCTGCATGCGGATACCGTGGCATTTGAAGAGAAGTATGGCTCCCAGCTGGAGCTGATATTTCGTTTTATCGATCGTGCGCTGGCAATAGGCGTACTGGCGTAAGTGGAGAATGCTAAATGATTAATCCTTCTGAAGTTGGCAAATCAGGTGAAATGGTTCGCCTTCGTACTCTGGAAAGTATCTGGATACAAGGCAAGTTGCGCATGTGGGGCCGCTGGTCTTATATCGGCGGTGGTAGTGGTGGAAACATGTTTAACCAGCTTCTGGCATCCGGGAAAATCACCAAGACAGCTATCAATGAAGCGCTACGCCGGATGAAGATAGCGGGTATCACCAAGCCTGAACTTGAAGCGTACCTGCGTGAAATTCTCAACAGCAAAAATAAAAGCGGCCTGGCGTTCTGTTCAGATGAAGAAGGGTTGTTAGTGGACGGTGTCATTGCTTCAGTACTGATGAATGATGACTACCGATCGCTCTATAGCGTGATTGTTGACCGGTATCGTCTTCGTAAGAGCAAGTTGCAGATGGCCAATGAACTGCAGGCTAAACATCCTGACTGGCCGCTGATCACCTGTCGTCGACGCATTGACACTTGGCTAAGTCTTGCAGAATCGATCCTGTACGCTCCAGTTTGTGACGCATTCGGCACAAATAGCGACAGATTTAAGTTGCAGAGTGAGCAAGAAAGTGCTTAAATTGTGGTAGGCTCGGGACGTTAAAGCGAACTGAGCAACACAACATTAAGAGCCCGCCATTGAGCGGGTTTTTTTGTTATGATTCCTCTGAAACTCAGGAGGCTTCATGACTTGGCAAAACGTACCGTACGCTTTCGAAAAAACTACTGGCGAGTTGACCTTGGTAATAGAAAAATTACCGCCAATTGAAATCAGTTCTTCCTTTCCTTTTGAAACACTCATTACTGCTCTTGCAGGCGTTATTGCCGCAGGAATAACTGGTTGGGTTGCATACAGGGCAATCAAAGAAAATTTTGCCTTAGCCACATTACAGGCTCACTTGAATACTAATAAAGAATTGGCGCAACAAATACGTTTTGCTGGCGCTGAGCATGTGACAGACGTAATTATGTTGGCCAGCACATTTGAGCAATGGCATCTGGTCGGAAATAAGAATATGGATATATTGGCTAAGGGTGTTTTCCCTGAGGAGATTCAAGTTCCAATAAAGGCCGCTGAAATAAGTAAAAATAAATTACTTCTATTAATAAGGCCTGATGAGGAAGGTTGTAAGTTGATAACCCTGACGGCAGATCTTCAAAAAGCGCTAAAAGTATGTTTTACAAAAGGGTATTTTACTCCGGAAGAAAAAAAGTCATTTATTGATGCACAAAACGCCTTTATTTTTGGGTGTCATGAGTATATCAATCAAAGTTTATCTTAAAAAAACTATACCTTACCAAGGCCGCCTTAATGCGGCCTTTTTTGTTTCCCCTCGTTCTGAGAGGACCAACAGCAATTAAGAGGGGGCTAAATGTCCGATCCGATTTCCGGTACTGGGCTGGCTGGTGGTGCCCTGACGGGTGCCAGTGTTTATGGACTGCTGACCGGAACTGATTACGGCGTTGTATTTGGCGCATTTGCAGGGGCTGTATTCTACATAGCAACAGCTGCAGATCTGAGTGCATCGCGCCGACTGGCATATTTTATCGTGTCATATATTGCCGGGATTCTTTGCTCTGGGTTGGTTGGCTCCAAGCTGGCGAACTTGACCGGATACAGTGATAAACCTCTGGATGCTATTGGTGCCGTAATCGTCTCTGCTTTAGCCGTTAAAATCCTGACGTTCCTGAATAATCAGGATATCGGCTCGCTGGTGGCGCTCATAACGCGCCGGGGAGGTTCAGGTGGAGCTAAATGACCCGACAGCAACTATAAATGCGCTGTTATGTGCTTGTGTTGTTATTACTCTGATGTTTTATCGTCGTGGTGATTCGCGGCATCGTCCTTGGGTTTCACGTTTAGCCTGGCTGATTACTGTTACATACAGTGCTGTTCCGTTGGCCTATCTCTGTGGGATTTATCCCCATTCCTCATGGCCCATTATCGTGGCGAACACTATTTTTCTTTCCGTGCTGGTGGCTGTCAGAGGCAACGTTGCACGTCTGGTTGATCATCTGAGGCACTAATGAACCAACAATTATTTCAAAAGGCGGCTGGTATTAGCGCCGGGCTGGCTGCGCGCTGGTTTCCGCACATTGATGCGGCGATGAAGGAATTCGGCATTACAGCACCAGCGGATCAGGCAATGTTTATCGCTCAGGTAGGCCATGAGTCGATGGGGTTTAGCGCCGTAGTTGAAAATCTTAACTACACACCATCTGCGCTTGTGGCGACGTTCGGAAAGAGGATCACACAGCAGCAGGCTGATGCCCTTGGCAGAACATCCGGACATGCAGCTCGTCAGGATGCTATTGCCAATCTGGTGTATAGCAACCGACTGGGTAACAAAGCACCAGGTGATGGCTGGAAATATCGTGGTAGAGGATTAATTCAAATCACTGGCCTCCATAATTATCGCATCTGTGGCGCGGCGCTGAAGTTAGATCTGGTGACTTCACCTGAACAACTGGAACAGGAACTACAGGCTGCGCGCTCAGCTGCATGGTTCTACACCTCTAAAGGTTGCATGATCTACGGTGCCGATATTAACCGTGTTACGCGCATCATTAACGGCGGTTTGAACGGTATTGAGGATCGTAAGGTCCGATACAACAAGGCGCGGGCGGCGCTGCTGGTATGAAGATGAGTTATTGGGCGCTCATTTTAACGTTTATTGCTTGTGTCGCTGGTGGTCTTGTCTGGTCAGCGAATCACTATCATGGAAAGTTTCTGGAGGAGCAGAAGCGTGCTGATGCTGCGGAACAGCGAGCTGATTCTACTGAGGCTATCACCGCGAATGTTCTGCGTACTATGGCAATAACGAACATCATTCAGGAGGCGAATCAACATGCAAAACAGCAGATCGCACTGGAGTCACAGAGAACCCAGGAAGATATCAAAGTGGCTGTTGCGGATGATGATTGTGCTTCACGTCCTGTGCCTGCTGCCGCTGCTGACCGGTTGCGGAAGTACGCGAACAGTTTACGTCCAGGTTCCGGTAGTTCCGTTACCAGCCAGCCTGACGGCTGAAACCCCTCAGCCTGATTTACCTGATCATTTTACGTGGGGCTCGAGCTTAGATCTGAATGTCGCCTTGTTGTCTGCATTGGCGCAGTGTAATACCGATAAAGCTGACATCAGAAGGATTGAAGTTGAGCGTGGTCACATCATGCAAAAAAAATGATGTTAACTTTGTTTTGTTCCTTGATTTGATATGTGATGGCCCAATAGATACAAAGCACCTGATTTTGGTGACTCTTTTAAAGGGCTTTACACATGAAAGATGGTATCTATTTTGTTGTTTTCAGAAGCAATCAACGTGATTTTGGTAATGGTACCGTAGTTGTCAAAAACAATGCAGTAAACGGCGGAGATTTTGGTTTTACGTATCAGGGAAAAATTGACGGTAGCCAACTTATTCTGCGCGTATCGCAGCATGATTTAAATGTCACCTCGGTTTTCCCTGGGGTAAAGAACTTTGAATTGAGTCTTTCTTTGCAGGAACGAGGACGTGATTACCTGTTAAATGGATCTGTGGTCGGAATGCCTCAGATGCAAATTTCAATTAGTGCAAAATACATTGGTGATCTGATTTAGTTTATCGAGATGATAATTGAACCGCCTCCGGGCGGTTTTTTATTGCCATTTCTATGGTCTGTTCCATCGTAATAACTTAAAGGGAAGCATTAATGCCGCCACGAACCCCGAAAGCCTGCCGTGTTCGCGGCTGCCGCCATACCACTACTGACCCTTCAGGCTACTGCGAAAGCCACAAAAGCGAAGGCTGGAAGCAATACAAACCTGGACAATCCCGTCATCAGCGCGGCTACGGTTCGAAGTGGGACAGTATCCGCGCGCGTGTTCTGAAGCGTGACAAAGGCCTGTGTCAATTATGTCTGCGTGCTGGTGTGGTGCGTGAGGCGAAAACTGTTGACCACATCATCCCTAAAGCGCATGGCGGCACTGATGCTGACAGTAATCTGCAGAGTCTGTGCTGGCCGTGTCATAAGGCGAAGACGGCCCGTGAACGGTTAAAGTGATAATAATTCTCAACTGTCTGAGGGGAGGGGCGGGTCAAATCCCTGCAGCCTGACGTCTTCCGGACTGCCCGCCCCATCGTTTTTTTATACCCGCGAAAAATGAAATTTAACCAGGAGTGCCGCATATGGCTGGAACGGCGGGGCGTTCCGGGCGTCGCCCCAAGCCAACGGCGCGCAAGGCGCTGGCCGGAAACCCCGGCAAGCGAGCCCTGAATAAAGATGAACCTGTTTTTACGCCCATCAAAGGTGTTGAGCCACCGGAGTGGTTCGCTGAAGAAGATCTCCCTCTCGCTACGATCATGTGGCAACTGACAACTAAAGAACTCTGCGGTCAGGGCCTGCTGTGCGTGACTGACCTCGCGGTGCTTGAGCGGTGGTGCGTGGCCTACGAGTTCTGGCGACGTGCCGTGAAAAATATTGCCAGACAGGGCAACACCATCACCGGTGCAATGGGCGGTATGGTCAAAAATCCGGAGCTGACCGCCAAAAAAGAACAGGAGTCCGAGATGAGCAGTACGGGGGCAATGCTCGGACTCGACCCCAGCAGCCGCCAGCGTCTGATTGGCCTGGCGGGGCAGAAGAAAGCCACTAACCCGTTTCTGAAAATCATCGAATCATGAGCCGGAAATCTTACCCCAACGTAAATGCTGCCAATCAGTATGCCCGTGATGTCGTGCGCGGAAAGATTGTGGCCTGCCAGTTTGTGATTCAGGCCTGCCAGCGCCATCTTGATGACCTGATGGCGGAAAAAAGTAAGTCGTTTCGTTACCGCTTCGACAAGGACCTGGCTGAACGGGCCGCCAAATTTATTCAGCTGTTGCCGCACACCAAGGGTGAGTGGGCATTTAAGAGGATGCCCATCACGCTGGAGCCGTGGCAGCTCTTTGTGATCTGCTGCGCGTTTGGCTGGGTCAATAAAGGCTCCCGGCTGCGCCGCTTCCGGGAGGTGTATACCGAAATCCCCCGTAAGAACGGCAAATCGGCAATCTCTGCCGGTGTCGCCCTG